GCCTATGGTTGCCGTATCGACTGGCAGACAGAAGGCCAGCCTTCGCAGCAGTTCTTTGAAGATGTGGTTTACATTGGCTGCGAAACTGTGGATGACGCGTACAATCGTATTCGGTACCCGGCATGGTTCAACGCGGGCAGAACAACAACGAAGATTTCACAGTACGCTCGCGTGTGGCGTTGTCACTGGACGGTGGAAGGCCCCAACAGCTTTGACAACGCTCGGATTATTCACTCCTACCTGATGACGGACGAGGAAACGCAATACAGCCTGCAGGCTTCTGGGCTTTGGTTTATTCCAAACTCTGCCGCGCCCCTTCGGCTGCCCTACTATGAAGACGGGCACTGGTGGGAGCGGGCGGATTTTTACGCGCGGTTCTACGAGCTTGTTACGGAGCAGTACACTTCTGGGCTCATTACTTCTGCGGAGGTCGTTGTACAGAACCCGCAGGGCGTTTTAGCCGACATCGAAATTAAAGGAGCTTAAGCTATGAGCACCCCGCCACTGTTGCCACTGAGCGATGTAGTAAGTGTCGTTGTAACCATATCGCCCACGTCGCCTGCGTTGCCATCGTTCAACCAGGGTCTAATCACGGGCACCAGTGCGGTGATTCCCGGTCAGGGTGGTGTGCGCGCGCGCATTCGGCAGTACACTTCTACAACTGCGATGATCGCCGATGGTTTTACCAACTCCGAACCTGAATATCTGGCGGCGCAGGAGTATTTCTCGCAGAACTTCAACGGCCCCGCGCCTGAATTTGTGTGGATTGGACGCCAGGATTTAACTGCCGTTATCGCCGCTGCAATTCATACGGCAGGCACGGGCTGGGCCGTTGGCGATCAATTTACAATTGCGGGCGGTTCCGTGCTAGCTACGGGGATCATCTTAGCACAGACGGGTGGTGTTCCTTCTTCCATCGGACTTCTGGATTACAGTTCTGGTACTGGCTATACTGCCAATACCAACGTGGCCTGCACGGCTATTTCTCCCTCCGTGGGCACCGGCCTCACGGTCAACACAACGGTAGGCGAGACGTGCCTGATTGCGGCGCAAATGTGCCGAGAGCGTAATCTTCAGTGGTATGGACTGATGTGCACGGGATCGGTGACGGCAGACCACGAAGCCATTGTGGGATGGGCGCAGACGGCGCTGGTTCCCACTTATTACTTCTTTCAAACGGCAGATGCGGCTGTGTTGAACGGAATAGCTGGCAACGTGTTTTTGACTTTGCAGGCAGCAAGCTACGCCCGGTGGTTTGGGATTTACAGTACCACCCAGGGCGGCGCACCGGCTGCGGTGAACAATACCTACGCGGGGGCTGCTGCGCTTGGTGTAGCCATGGGACTGAATACTGGGCTGGCGGGTTCCGTGTTTACAATGGCGTTCAAAACGTTGGTGGGTATTGCTCCGGAACCGGTGACACAGGCGCAGTTCTCCTCCATCCTTAACGCGGGCGGCAACGTATTCGCGCTGCTGGGTAACGCCTTCGCCGTTATTCAGGGGCAGCTTCCCAATGCCGGAATTCCGTGGCAGCTCACTTCGCAGGTGGACATGCTTACGTCTGATATCCAGTACTCCGGCATGACGGTGTTCGTGGACAACGAGAACATTCCACAGAACGATCAGGGGGAGTCTGTCCTGCTTCACGCGGTGAACGGAGCAGCCCAGCGATCGCAGATTCGTGGCTTCATTGCCGGGGGCACATGGACAGGCGCAACGATTGCTCCTGGCGGCCCCAGCTCGCTAACTTCGGGAACTAACCTGCCGAACGGTTATCTGGCGCTGGCAGCTCCGTTTTTCTTGCAGTCGGCAAGTGATAAATCGGCTGGAAAGGCAATGCCAATTTACCTCGCTATCATTACAGCGGGAACAGTGTTGAGCCTGGTCATCCAGGTGAACGTTCAACAGGGAGGCTAACAAAAATGACACAGGCAGCGTTCACAGTTTATTCCTTCAAAGACCTTTCTCTGGCTTTTGAAGATCCTGACGTGGGATCGTTTTCCCCCACGGCGGGCGAGCTGGGCTTTGGGCAGCTAACCATTGAGATGACTACCGAGCGCATTGGCCAGCGCATTGCGGCGGATGGTCTCTGTATGATTACCTACAAGCCCGGATCGAACGCCAACATTGACATTGTGGTACAACAGACCAGTCCGCTGCACAACTGGCTGCTGAATTGGGCCAATACTAAGTTCGGCAACGCCGACGGTGGGCAGGTCTTCACACTAGCGGGTATGACGTTCACGGCTCGCAATGTGCTGGACGGCACGCAGCATGTGTGCGTTGGGGTCACGCCTACGCGTATTCCCCCCAAGAGCTACGCCGCCGATGGCGGGGATATTACGTGGCGGCTGATGGCCGCCAATGCGACGCAGGTGAATGTTTCTGCGCCGTTTGTAGTAGCCGCAACTCCGTAAAGGAAAAGAGGAAATTAAATGCGAGCACCAAAAAAGGAATTGACATTTCAGATGCGCAGTTGCCGGGTAGGGAAGATAGACGTACTTTCGGCTTTGTGGGTTATTAATGTTCTGCAGTCAGCCCAGCTGGTTGCGGCCAAAAAGCTAACGTTTTCCAGCAGCGGGGGCGGCAATACCGGAGAAGCGTCAATTGCTCCAACAACGCCGCAGGTGGAAGACATGATTGCTGTCAGCTGGGCTATGGCGGGGCTGGGAGCAAGCGAGGAGGAGCAGCGCCGGGTGCAGCAGCTATGCCTTGCCACGTGCGAGGTGAAGAGCGGAACCAGCGGTATGTTCGAGCCGGTCATCACAGCAGACGGACGCTGGGTGCAAGATGATGTCGCGGACAACCTGAAACTGGTGAATTTTCTCGTGATTGAGACATTGAAGTACAACCTGACAAGTTTTTTTCTCGAAGGCGCATCGGAGGCGGCCAGGCCGTCGCTGGTTTCAGCGCCGTCCGTTGCGTTGCGATAGATGCTTATGCCTGGAGGCCAGTGCTTGCGAGGCTTTGGATGCATCATGAAATTTTTGATGGGACTTATAGTCTGGATGACCTTGTGGATGTGCACGAGGCGCTGGACTGGAAGGCCGCAAACGAGGAACGGCTGCGCGAGATTTTGAACCGGAAATAAAATGCAGACAATTGAATCCTATCTCGTTTCGTTAGGCTTCGCGGTTGACAACGCAGCCCTAAGGCGCTGGGAGGACGCGCTTAACCGGCTGAGCGAAACCGTTGCCAAGCATACTACCAACCCGCTAACCGGCATTGGCGGCATGTTTGTTAAAACAGGCGGGATGATCATCGGTACGCTGGCTGCGCTGGAGGGCGCGGTGGCTGGGGTAGCCTTCCACACTGCCAACATGGACTTGAATATGCAGATCGCCGCGCGGCGCATGTTCATGGACGTGGGCAAGTTCCGTGATATGAAGACGGCTCTGGACGCGCTGGGCGTAAGCATGGAGGACGTGATGTTCGGGCCTCCGGAACTGCGGCAGCGTTATGCGGCGCTGATGGGTGATGAATCTCGTATGGGCCTGGATGCTAACTGGGAGAAGCAGATGCGCCGCATCCGGGATGTGGAGTTCCAGTTCACGCGCATGCGCATGATTTTTGAGAGAGGATTTATTCCGCAGTTCGTTGGCTCGCTTTCTAAGCAGCTGTTTGGCGATCAGGGGGATCTCGAGCGCAATCTGGATATGTTCAACGAGAAATTTATACGAAATTTGCCGAAGTGGTCTGATGAGCTGTCTACAAAAATCGTGCCTGTAATGAAGGAGACCATCGAGCTGATTAATAAGATTCCCGCCGCTCTCCAAACTCTACTTCCTATTTTGAAAGACATTGGCGAGCGTGCCGGAATTGTTTGGGATGTCATCAAGCTGGGCGTGGGTGGAATTATTGATGTAGGAAAGTCCGTAATTCCGAACACACCGATGGACAATCTGCGGGAAATGCAGGCCAATGCACGGGCGCTGGCGGCGCATAACAACATCGATCCGGCGTTGTTCGAGGCAATCGTTTCTCATGAGACAGGAGGAACTTGGAATCCGAAGTCTAGGAATCCTACATCCGGGGCCTATGGCCTGTCACAATTGATGCCAGACAATATGCATGCTTACGGTTTTAATGGAGAAGACCCGTTTCAGAATCTAGAAATCGGCGCTCGGTTGTTCGGAAAGTTCTTGAAAGAATTTAATGGCGATGTGCCACGTGCACTGCAGGCCTATGGGGGATTCGTATCTAAGGAAAAAATCCAGAACGAGTTTCCGGGATATTACTCTGACATCATGAGGCGAGCTGAGGAGTATAAATCCGACCCATTCAAACCGACATCCGGGCACGACTCCGTTTCTCCCACCTTCCACACGCAAGTTACGGTAAACGTGGATGGTTCCAAAGATCCGCACGCCATCGGGCAGGCCGTGGGGAACGAGATAGACGAAAAGATGAACAAGCTGTTTAATCGTCTGTTGATCGAAATGGGAGGGGTGTACGCGTGAGCGGTCAGTACGTTTCTCCCACGTTCCAGCGTCCACAGAAGTACAGCTTGACGACTACGCTGCCGTCGCCTTCCAGTACAAGTACAGCTAGCCCGGCTTCTTCGTCTTCGCCGCAATCACCTACTACTTACTACTTCCAGGCTATGCTTCGGGCCTACCACGCGGAGCGGCTGGTCTTAACCAATCATCCAGTGCAGGGCGGAGCGTCGATTTCTGACCACGCCTACGTGGAACCTGCCGAACTGCTGCTGGATGTGGGATTTTCCGATGCGCAGGCTAACCCCACTCCCAATGCCTACAGTGGTAGTAGTTCGCAGTCTGTAGCCGCGTATCAGCTGTTTCAATCCATCAAGAATGCCAAGGTGCCATCCACGATCGTGACGCGGCTGTGCACCTATATGAACATGGTGCTGGTGGAGATTACGGCTCCGGAGAACCAGGAGACCATTGCTGCTGCGCTCATCACATTGCGCTTTCGACAGGTGCTGCTCGGTTCTGTTTCCACGGTACCGGCCAGCTCGCGCCCGCAGCTTACGGGAAGCACCAATGGCGGCGTGTGTGGCACGGAGACGCCGCCCAACAGCCTGAGTGGGATGCTGCAGAATTCTGATGGTTCCTGGAACAGTAATACTTTGCAATGAGCAGCCAGCTTGTCAATTTTACGAACGACCCAAACCAGTCGGGGGAGCTTGCGCTTCAGATCGATGGCACGCAGAAAAGTTATTTGTACAGCTTGCGCTTTAATGAAGTGGCCGGGTACTGGGCGTTGAGTCTTTTTAATCTCCAGGGCGTGCTTATTCTAGATTCCATTCCGCTGGTGACGGGCAACGTGCCTTCGGGGAACATCCTGAAGCAGTTTGCCTATCTGGCCCTGGGCAGTGCGACTGTGGTGAACGAAAGCGGGGTGACCGCGCCCGACTATCCTAACGAGAATGATCTCGGTACAGACTTCGGGGTTGTGTGGTACGACACGCCATGACCGCCGTTAATAAATTTTATGGGCGTAAGTTTCAGCTGGAAGTAACATTGCCTTCCGGTGACGTGCTTAATCTTCCAGCCAATGCCAGCCAGCCGGAGGCACTGCGCATTGTGTTCAACGTGTCCACCGTGTTCTATCAGGTTTACTGGTGGGCGGATATCGACATCTACAATCTCGATCAGTTCACGTCCACTAAACTTGTTCAGGGCGCAGGAACGACGCAGCCCTATATCAAGCAGGGTATGATAGCGAAACTTTCTGCCGGGTACGAAAATGGTAACTTTGGGGTCATCTGGCAGGGGCCGGTGTTCCAGGCAAAATTCACGCGCGAAAACGTTACGGACTTCAAGATTTCTTTGCATTGTTTGCTGTGGCTAGATCCGCTGTCGCGCACTTCGGTAAACAGTTCTTACTCGGCGGCTCAGGCCCAGACGGATTTGATTCAGAAGATGGTGAATCAGGCCTTTGGCGGTGCGGTTCCTTTTAACGCTTCTTCCAACTTGCAGCCTGTAAAGCAGTCGCGTGGCGGGGTGGTGTTCGGCACGGTGAAGACTGTGATGAACGAATTTGCCGACCAGAACAATGTGCAGTGGTTTGCAGGGCCAAACAGCGTGACCATGGCTCGCGTGGACGACAATATCGCCACGGATACCACGGCGCGGGTGTTCTCGCCCCCTGCCAGTCCCGGCCAGCAGCCTCCTCAGGCCGACGGCATCATTGTTGGCACACCGGAGCAGACGCAGTATGGCGTGCGCTTTCGCGTGCTGCTCGATCCCACAGTGGTGGTGAAGTACCCGGCGCAGCTGGTGAATATCGACAATTCTCAGATTGTGATGCTGAAGCGCAGCATCGGAGAATACTTGAATGTGCTCGATCAGAACAATACGTATATCGTGATGGGAGTACGTTATTACGGTGATACGCGCGGCCCTTCTTCTCCGTGGTACACGGAGATCGACGGGCTGACTTCGGTGAATGGTAAGTGGGCGGCGGCGCAGTATCTGGCCTCGAAAGCGAGCTTAAATAATTGACGCAACAAAATTCATCCTGGATTAATCTTCCACAGCGATCACGCGATCCGGTGCTGGCTTTTCAGGAAGCGTTACGGCAGTTCGGTTGCATTTTCTGTGCAGTGCGTGTAGGTATTGTGAAGAGCTTCAACCCCACGGCGCAGACAGTAACGGTGCAGTTGGCCATTAACGAAAATATCAAGGTGAACACCCCCGATGGCCAGGGCAATATTGTACCCGTGCCCACGCCCACCACTATCGATCTGCTAACGGATGTACCGGTATTGATGTACGGCGGGGGTGGCTTCAGCGTGTGCCCGCCCATCACAGCGGGTGATGAGTGCATCGTACTATTTTCAGACAATTGCATCAATTCCTGGTGGGCCAATGGCGGGGTGCAGAACCAGGAAGTGAGCCGGAGGCACAATCTTTCCGACGGTATCGCCATTGTCGGCCTGCGATCGCAGCCACACAAAATTACGAATTACAATTCCAGTGCCCTGGAAATTCGTTCTGACGACGACAATACCAAAATTAGCGTTTCTCCAGGGAGCGTAGTTGTAACACCAGACGGCGGTACGACCGAGATCACTTTGGTGGCCGGAGTCGCGACCGTGAAGGCCGCTTCTATCGTGTTTGACGGCCCCGTGACCTTTGATGACGATGTGACATTCGACAACGATGTGACGGTGACTGGGGACGTGAGCGCCGCTGACTTTAAAGTCGGAACGATAACGTTAGCGACGCACCAACACGGTGGAGTACAGAATGGCAGCGGTGTGACCGGAGGGCCGTTTGGATGAGTACCCCTGCTATTAGCCAGCGTAGCGTTGTGAATGGGGAGCCTCAATGGGGCCAGGGGCAGGGCAACTTTGTTACGGGAATCGAGGCTGTAGCGACGCTGATTCAAACACGCCTGCAGCTGTTTTTAGGTGAGTGGTTCCTAAACCTTTCGGATGGGCTTCCGTTGTGGAACATTCTTGGCCAAAGCAACGACTCAGCTACAACCAATGCGATTATTCAGGCCCGCATTCAGGGCACACCCTACGTCACGGGTGTTAGCGATGTGGCGTGGAGCTTTAGCCAGTCCACGGGGCAGTTCAGTTACTCAGCACAGGTGGCAACGGTGTTCGGTCCGATTAGCATTAGTGGAAATGTAATTGCACCGCCTTCGAGCTAGATTATGGGATCTTACGCTCCTCCAACGATAGGCACTGCTGGCCTGACCATTCCGCAACTCGCGGCCATTTTGAACTTTCTCCAGACTAGTTTCCTGGGAATTTATGGCCAGAGCGTGGTGCTGGACAATAGCAATTCCGATACCACGATGATTGGGATTTACGCCACAGCCATTGCCGACCTGGACGCGCTGCTACAGCTGGTGTTCAACAACCAGTCGCCGTTGTTTGCCGTTGGGGCAGGACTGGACAACATTGTGGCCATCAACGGCATCACGCGCGAGGTAGCTACATACTCCACAGCCCAGGTGACACTGACGGGTACTCCCGGAACGCCCATCACAAATGGTTATGTGACGGATACAGTCTTCGGCTATACGTGGAACTTGCCACCCAGTGTGACGATTGGAGGAGGCGGGACGGTGGTAGTCACGGCGACATGCGCCGTGCTGGGGGCAGTAAACGTCCCTTTGGGTAGCATTACTGGCATCGGCAATCCAACATCTGGCTGGACGAGCGTGACTAACGCTGCCGCCAGCGTTCCCGGCAGCCCGGTGGAAGCTGATAGCCAGCTGCGTACGCGGCAGGGTGTGAGCCAGGAGCGGCCTTCTCTGACGCCACTGGAAGCTACGCTAGCGGCGATTCTAGCCGTGGCGGGAGTGACGGCAGCCACCATACTGGAAAACTTTACTAACTCTACGGACTCACTAAGCAATCCGGCGCACTCCATCAGCGCAGTGGTGGCCGGAGGAGACCCAACAGCTGTTGCCACGGCTATTTACGGCAACAAGGGGCCGGGAGCGCTAACCAACGGCAGTACGGGCGGCACACTTGTTACAAAGAACATCGCTGGAAAGTCTGGTATCGTCATTCCCATCAGCTTTGCCACGCCACAGCAGGTTTCCATTTATGTCAGCATGCACATCACGGTATTTGCAGGCGGAACCCTGTCGGTGATTCAGGCTGCAATTCAGGCGGCGCTGGTAGCATATATTGACAGCATTCCGCTAGCTTCACCGGGAACGGCCACGACGACTACGTTGCCCACAATTAGCTTTGGGGAGCTGGTGGCAGCAGCGAACAGCCCGAACGAAACTGGAGCGCCTCCAACGTACTCGATCAAGGCAACGAACTTCTTTTTCGGCACATCTGCTAGTCCTAGCACGAACACCGATATTACGCTGGCCTTTTATCAGCAGGCGGTCAGCATAGCCGCAAACATCGTGGTGGCTTCTCCATAATGAGTTCTCTGGCTCTCAATCCAGCAAACATCTATACTCCGCAGCCGCTGGGGATAGAGAACTACAATTTCGAGCTGTCGCCATCCACGTTGCCACCCACAGGCTGGCAGACGGGCGGTGTGGGGTTAAATACATCTGTAACGTTGAGCTATGACACGTCCACACCATACGAAGGGGCGAACAGTCTCGTCATCGCGGCTACGGCGCAGTTTGGCGGTGCATCGGTCATTGCACAGTATCCCGTGGTGCCAGGACAGGTGTATGGTTTAACGGCGGCGCTTAAATCCAACACTGGCGATCAGGCCAACGTAGAAATTGTTTTCCTTGATTTCAACGGTAATCAGATTCCTGTGGCGAACGAGTTAGTTCGTCCATTGATTAACACGACGAGTGCTAGTTGGCAATTGCTTTCGGTACAGGGCACGGTGCCGTTCAACGCGGTTACGGCGCAGATTCAGTGCTACATGAGTGGAGCTAGCGGCGGCACGGGCGAGTTCGATATAATACAGGCTACGTTGCTGTCCAATGCCATTCCCTATTACTTGTCACTTGTTCCCAGCCAGTGGCGAGCTGCACCGAAATTTTTAAGCTGGTTGGCTGCGTTGTTGCAACCGCTGGTAGACGTTGGTATTTGCGCGGCGGGGCTTAACGCAGCGTTCGATATTGACACGGCAGTTGGCAGTCAGCTGGATGTACTGGGACAGTTTATCGGGGTCAGCCGCACGCTGCCGTTTGCTCCTGGTAATTCCATTGCCACAGCTGTTATTGACGTTGCGGGAAGCAGCTACGTGAACGGCGACGTTCTTAACGTTGTTCAGGCCGGAGCCACGGGTGGGCAGGTGATTTACAACTCCACTGGCCCTAGCATCGTGATCTCCAATGTCGGCTCGGGATACACCAACGCCACGGGCCTGGCCACCACGGGCGGGCACGGCACTGGGTTAACGGTGACGATCACGACTGTAGCGTGGTCGCCAGTGTTGGATGATGTGCACTACCGCATCCTGCTCATGGCGAAGATCCTGCAGAATCAGTGGAATGGGCAGGTGGATTCTCTCTGGAATCCCTGGCAGTTGCTGTTTCCAGGTGGGCGAATTTATATTACTGACAACCAGAACATGACCGCCACGGTGTTGCTGGTAGGGGCTTTCGACGGGCTGGTTCAGCAGATGATCGAGCAGGGTTTGATCGTGCCGCGCCCTGAGACGGTGCAATACGTTTACGAATTCCCACAACTGCCGGGGTTCGGTTTCGGCAGTTTAAATCCCACGTTCGTGGCTGGTTTTGGAAGGGGATATTTTAATGGCTGATACGAACCTGTCACAATGGAACCCCACGGCGGCGTCGCAGGAAACGGACGCCAATTATCAATCCGATTCGCAACGCACAGGCGGAGCGGCGGACGGACAGTTCTGGGACGCGGCTACCGCCAACAAGTTCTTATACCAGAACAGCACCTTTATCCGGGCGCTGGCACTGATGCTGGTGAATAAGGGTTACAGCCCCAAGGACGGTACTACCCCATATCAAGCTGACACGAGCAGCAACGCGGCAGTGACGGCTCTGGCGGCGGTATTGGCGAATATTTTAACTGAGGCCGACTTGCAGACGGCCAATCTACTTGTAACTGCTTCTGGTACCGCGTACATAAAATTCGGACCGGCATTAGGTGGCCTAATCCTCCAGTGGAACACTGCGGTAAGCTTTACACTGGGCACGCCGCTGGCGGTTACATTTAACACGCCGTTCGCTAATTCTTTGCTTCATCGGGTTATGCTGACACCGTATACTAGTGGCGTTACGTCCTGCTGGATAACTGGTGATAGCGCTACAGGGTTTACACTCAATTCAACGGGAAGTGGTACTGCCAGTGTCGCCTGGCTGGCAATCGGATTCTGATATGAAACAACTTCTCTGGCTTCTGCTCATCGCTCCCGCTCTGGCCCAAAATACCGTAACGGTAACGGCCGGCCAGATCCACTCCAACCCCACGACCCTGCTGCCTAGCGGCACGATTCTGTTTCAGGCGCAGGGGGCCGGAGGCACGCCGCAGGTTGGGCAGAATATAAGTTACCAGATTGGTGCGACTGGGCCAAGCATCACCGCGCCAACCGTGTGCCCCATCGTCAACGGTGCTATTACCGGAACCTGTTCTGTCGCTAACGTCACCGCAGCCTTCCCCCAGAACTTCTGCTTTTCGGTTACTGTGAAATCTTCGACCAACATCGTCATCCTCGGGGGCCCCAACTCTGGGTACCAGTGCGTTCAGCCGCAGCCAAACTCCAACTGGTGCTCCAACGGTACTTGCAACTTCGACACATTTGCTCCGTCCGGTTACCCAAGCCAGGTGCTGGTAATCAACCTTCCACCGCCGACTTCTACCAGACTAGGGGGGGTGCTCAACGTTCCATGTCCGGTAGGCCAGGCCATTGGCAGCTACACCAGTCTCGGAAGCCCCATTTGTGTTTCGGCAAGCGGCGGAAGTGGCGGAGCATGGGGAACGATTACAGGCACTTTGAGCAACCAGCTCGATCTTGCGTCGGCACTGGCTGCTCTTGCTCCTCTTAACAGCCCCGCGCTCACTGGAACGCCTACGGCTCCTACGCAACTGCTTTCTGACAGCTCCAATGCCTTGGCTACAAATAGCTTCGTGAAGGGGCAAGGCTATGCGCCCCTGGCCAGCCCGGCATTCACCGGTCTGCCTACGGCTCCTACAGTATTGCTGTCGGACAGTTCGTCTTCGTTGGCCACCACGGCGTGGGTTCAGGGCCAAGGCTATAGCACCGGAAGCGGTAATGTGAGCGGCCCTGGAACTTCAGTGGTCGGCACTGCCGCTTTGTGGAACAGCACCAACGGCCGCGTGCTGCAAGGATCTTCCATCAGCTTCCCGCTTTCTCCTGCCAACATCGGGACTCTGGTTGCCGGGAGCAACGGATTAGCCAACTCGGCTACGACGGACGCCACCAACGCTGCCAACATCACGTCCGGAACTCTGCCGGCAGCACGGTTACCAAACCCATCGTCCTCCAGCTTTGGTGGCGTGCAGTCGTTCAATGCCCTAGCCAATCAGTTCCTTACTGGACTCGCCACCACCGGAATATTCACCAGTGCTCAGCCTACCTGTGGGAACCTGTCCAACGGAGCGCCAAGTTGCAGTACGGACACGACGAACGCCAACAATATTACTTCTGGCACAGTTTCCAGCAGCCTGCTTCCCAACCCGCTGTTCCCAAGTTCTACGTTGCTTTATCCGTCGGGTTCGTCGTCGGTTCCAGCGTGGGGGTTCAGCGGTGACCCCACTGCTGGCATGTATCTGGCGCTCAACCCCGCGCAGTGGCAGGTGTCGGCCACGTCTGGCACCGGCAGCGTCGTCACCCTCACCGTCGGCAACACGCAGGGCTGGCTGTTCGACGCCACACATCCTCAGTTCGTGGTTGGAAACTACATCAATGCTGCTGGAATCGGCACTGGCTACAACTGTAGCAGCTGCATTCTCACCGCCGTGAACCCCACGGCGCACACGATCAGCTATGCTGGCGCCGGAACTTCGCCGCTCAGTTCTGGAACAGTGCAGATTTACAACCCGTCGTTTACCCCGACCGTGTCGCGCATCACGTTTCCAGTTGGCATCCAATTCGGGAGCGGCAGCACATCCCAGAACGGGACCATCCAGATGGGGGCTACCGACAACATTACCAGCTGGAGCAACACCGGGGGAGGCTACACTTCTACGCTGCTGATTCGCAACGCCAACGCCACTGCTGGCGACCTTCGCGCCGCGCAAATCGGAGACAATACCTATGGCGCGGTGACGGCCCTCGGCGCTCCATTCAACGTGAACGGCGCGCTTACCGTGACCGGGCTGTCCACGCAGTCTGGGGGCTTGACGATTTCTGGCACCTGCGTTGGGGTCGTTTGCAACTACCAACCCAACACCTATGCCGTAAACCAGATTCAGATATTTCCAGCCACCAGCACGCTGGCCGACCTCGTCATTGGCACGGTCGGCCTCGACCCCTGCTGCAGCCTTCAGGCTGGGAGCACGTGGGTCAATACCAACGGGCTGAATGGTAACGCTCATCTGGACTTCTTCGATGGCAGCTTCTACTGGGCAAACATCACCAACGGCGACAACCCGTGCAACCTGGCCAACGGCTGCTCCGGCACGGGCGCGACGGCCTTAATAAATTCCCCGTCGTTCGTCACCCCCAACATCGGGGACGCCACCGGTAGGAGCCTGACTCTGGCGGCCCTCACTGGCGACCAGATGGACTTACAACCTGGTTTGGGGTTGATCGTAAACGGCTCCCTGACCAGCGGCACGTTTGTCAGCGGGGAGACGGTAATTCAGGGAACTTCCGGGGCGTCGTCCGTGTTCACCAAGATCGAGCCTACTGGCAACATGCTGATCGGCGGCGTCACCGGGACCGCTGATGCCACGCATACATGGGTAGGCCAGACTTCTGGGGCAGTGTTTACGCCTACCTCAATTCCGGGAACGCCATACTGCCAGTATGTTCCCGCTTCGGGTCATATCTACGGCTGCTACGCCAGTACCAACGCCTACCTGATGAGCTTCAACGGCGATCCTCTGATGCCCGTGACGCGCACCGTAGGCTCCGGCACCGCTGCGATGACCACCGCTGCCATCGGCAACGGAGCATGTGGAACGACCGTTACGGTGGCGTCTTCCAATGTGTTATCCAGCGACGTGGTGAACTTCTCGTTCTCCTCCGCCCCGGCGGCTAACCCCGGCACGCTGAAGATCAACGCCTGGGCCACCAGCGGCAACGTGAACTTCGAGTACTGCAACGGCACCGGGGCGAGCGTGACGCCAACGGCTACGACGATCAGATGGAGCGTGCCACGATGATTGATTATTTAGTTGACCTTTCGATCCGAACGGCATTTCGAGTTTTTCTATTTGCTCTGGCCGTTGTGCTTGCCGTAGCGGCGGGAAAACTATGCGATGCCCAGGTCACCTATGCTGACGCCCCGGGCAGCGTCAACGTGGCCTTCACCATTACTCCCACCGGCACCGGCACAGGGTCGCTCAACTCACTCGACGGCCTGATCAACAACTGCCACGTCGGCGGCGGCAGCTGCACCGGCGTGTACCCCCTCGGATCGTCCATCACTGTCACCCCTACTGCCACGGGCGGAAGCAACTTCAACTGGGTTGGAGGCACAGACGGGGCCAGCGTGTGTTCGGGCACTGGGGCCTGCACGTTCATCATCACTGCCACTGCCAGTATAAGCGGGGTGTTCTCGGCGGCGGGGAGCGCGGTGCTGGCCTCCCCGTTCTTCTCGGTTGATCTGAACTCGTCTACAAAGTTCCCGGCCACCGACTGCACTGGAGGCGTTGGCATCTGCCCCAACATGACGCTCGGGCAGGGCCGGTTGTGGGACACGCCACAGGTGTTGTGGCCGATGGTGGAGACTGCGAACAACGTGTTCAGCTGGAGCGGCCTCGACGGGCTGCTGTCCACGATGAACGCCAACTCGGTGCATTCGGCGCAGATGGCGCTGGCGCGTACCCCGAAGTTCGCCACCGACGGCGGCGGATATACGGACGCTGGAAGCTGTTCCTACATCGCGTACTCCAGTACCGGCACCGTTACTGCCTTATCTGAGTCTGGCTCGACGGTCACAGCCACAAGCACGTTTAATCCCGGAGTAAACAATTGGATTGTGATGAACGGGGACACGCCAAAGGGCTACGACGGTGTGTTTCAGGTGACCTCGTCCAGCGTCACGCAGTTTCAGTACACCGCCGTCAATACTGGGCTTGGGGCCGGAACGGCATTCGGCACCGTTGGCATAACCCAGAATCAGACGTTTTCCGTGGCGGGGCAGTGTGACCCGCCGACCGATCTGAACCGCGACGGAACAGGAACCGGCTTGTTCTTCCGCAACTGGGTCGGGGCACTGTCGAATCACGTCACCGTCAGCAACTATACCAACACCCATGCCCACATTCTGGACTACGAGTGCTGGAACGAGCCGGACACCAACCAGTTCTTCAGCGCGTCTTTCGGAACCTACGATCAGCTGGCCCGCATGTGCCAGGACGCCTACTACATCATCAAGGGCGACGCCAACTTCATCTTCGCACTTACCTCAGTAAACTCGTCCGGCGTCTACACGGGAACCGTGACCAACGGTGCCAGCAACTATTATGTGGGGCAGCACTTCAACGTCACCGGGTTCACGAACGGCGGCAACAACCTCACGAACGCGGTCGTCACCGCTTCGTCCGCAACCTCGCTCACGTTCGCCGCATCCACCACGACCGAGACGCACGCGGCCACTGCCAGAATGGTCAACCGCTTCACCGGGGAAACAGCCGCACAAGTGCGGGCTGCGGTGACCAGCGTCGCCAGTTGCTGCGATGGCGCAGGCAACCCTGCGGACACGACAGCTAACGTGGTCATGCCGAGCTACCACGGCAGCAGCCCGGCCATCGGTTATAGCCAGTGCTATCTGTACTGCACCGGCACCTGCACCAACCCTGGAGGCTCGAACAGCTGCCACGTCGGGGCCAATATCTATACCGACGCCATCAACTTCCACATGAAGCCTGGTCAGAACCTCGAGGGCCAGATGTCCACGTGGGTCACGGCCATCGACGCGCTGCTCGTGGCACAGGATCTTGCCAAGCCGCTGTACAACACGGAGGGTGGCTTCTCGGCTGCCGGGTGGACTTCGCCCTACAGCGCGGACTCCAACCTTCAGGCGTCGTTTATCGCCCAGTTTTACCCGTACAGCTACAGCCTCGGCGTGCTCAACAACGTGTGGTACGACTGGACGACGAACAGCAACGCTGGCCTCGGCAACAGCACCGTGGGCAGCGTCGGGGCTCAGACGGCGTGGAACCAGATTTACACGTGGATGGTGGGGAGCACGATGGGCACGCTGACTACCAGTTCGCCGCAGGGAAGCAGCTGCCCGGCGGGGGAGACGTGCTTCACCTACACCTACACGATGACTCTGCCCAACAGCGTGGCTGCCGCGATTATCTGGGACACGTCGCAGACCTGTACGCCATGCACAACCGCCAACCAGACGGTGAATAGTTCGTATCTCAGCTACCTGACTACTCTGGGAGGGATCACGAAGACCAGCATCGTGAGTCACCAGGTGCCGGTGGGAATACAGCCGATTTTGGTGCAAGCACAATGAAAAAAATCTTCCTGTTGTTTTTGCTTCTTTCTCCGGCCTTCGGGCAGACTTACATCCCCATCACCGGTTCCCAGGTCGGCGGGGCTGCGCCCGTCACCGGGACGATCCTGTTTCAGGCCACGGGCACCAACGGCCTCGCCATCGGCTACCAGATTGGCGGCGGAGGTCAACAGGTAAACCAGGCCACGGTCTGCGGCGTGACCAATGGGGCCATCGCAGCCGGGTGTCAAGTAGCCAATGTGCTGCTTACGTCGCCGCAGAACTTCTGTTACATGGTGGAGGTCAAGAACTCGCAAGGGCAGATCGTCATCGGTGGACCGCGCAGTGGCTACTCCTGCCTGCAAGTCGTGCCGAACAACACGTGGTGCATCGCGGGAACGTGCGACTTCGACAACTACAACCCGCAGCTTCCTAGCACGGTGCTGGTCATCAACATGCCTCTGCCTTACTCGCTCACCCTTGGCGGCATCTACGCGGGCGACTGTGCTCCCGGAACCGTGGTGACTGGCTACAACTCCACTGGTCATCCGGACTGTGGTCCCGGAGGATCTGGCGGAGGAGGCGTGTGGGGCGGCATCACGGGTACGCTTGCGAACCAGCTTGACCTTCAGGCGGCACTCAGCGCGCTGGCACCGCTTTCCAGCCCGGCTCTCATTGGCGTTCCCACCGCGCCAACTGCGGCGCTGGCCGACAACTCCACCCAGGTCGCCACCGACGCCTTCGTGAAGGGCCAGAACTATGCCCCGACGAACAGCCCCAACCTCACTGGCACACCTACGGCACCCACGCCGCTTACCGGGGACAGTTCTACGAAGATTGCTACCACCTCCTGGGTAAATTTGCAGGGCTACGGTACTGGCACAGGAAACGTGACTGGCCCCGGAACTTCCGTAGTCGGGCACATCGTGCTATTCAGCGCCACCAATGGGCAGCTACTGTCGGACGCAACGTTCGGCTTTCCGCTGACCCCCGCGAACATTGGTACCCTCGTGGCTGGAAGCAACGGTCTGGCGGCGTCCGCTACCACGAACGCGCTGAATGCCTCCAACATCAACAGCGGTACACTCCCCCCGGCCCAGCTTCCACTGCCGACCGCTACCACCGTCGGCGGCGTGAAGTCCCTGACTGCTCCAGCGCACCAGTGGATCAATGTCATCTCCACTACTGGTTCCGTGTCCTCCAGCCAGCCTGCATGTGCCGACCTCAGCAACGGCTCTCCCAGTTGCGGCATAGATACCACGAATGCTGCAAACATCAGCGGCGGCACGCTGTCGAACTCTCGTATTGGTACCCTAGTGGCAGGTTCTAACGGCCTTGTGGCGTCCGCGACAACGGACACGACGAACGCAAGCAACATCAGTTCTGGAACGCTTGCGGCTGCCAGAATGGCGCAGGTAAGCCTTGGGGCCTCTGGCAATGGCGGCGTCGGCGGAACCCTCCCTGCCGCGAACGTGGGCAGCGGCTACCCGTTGTCGTCCCTGTCCGGGGCGTCGCTCGTCGTTCAGGCCACCGGCTACGCCGCACTGACCGACGCTGCCACCATCACGTGGGCCATCGCCAGTGCGCCTGGGGCAGCTGCGAAAGTGACGCTCGGCGGCAACAGGACGCTTAACGTCACTGGGCTGGTAAGCGGGAACGCCTTCTATACCTTAATCATTCGGCAGGACGCTACTGGGGGCAGGGGTCTGACGCTCGGCTCCGGCTGCACCTGGCTGGTGGGCGGCGGCGGCTCCGGTGGCATCAGCCCCAGCCCGGCACCCAACGCGGTGGATGTTTTAGTATTCACTTATGACGGCACCAACTGCTATGCGAACTTTAACAAAAATTTCAATTAGCCTGGTTTTGTCCGCTTCGGCGCTCGCGCAGGGCGGAAGCATGTTCGCAGCCAACCGTAACCCTTGCTTCGGCACGAATTATTGTGCCTATCAGGGTGCGTTGCTGATACCACTGCCAGCCGCTCCTAACCTCGGAACCTACATACGCAACGGGGCGCTGCTGTCGGACAATTCCTACACCACTACTGCTGGTTATACGGGGTCTCAGCCGCTGTTCGGGCGTTGCACCGACACCCAGCTGAGCGGCACGCAGGCGTTCGTCACCCACACGGTGGGGCAGGGTGGCGCTGGGAACGTACGGGGCGCGACTAACTCGGACACCACGCTCGTCCAGATCAACGGCAACGAGATTATGGTCTTCAACCCCAACACCATGGTCTGCGGCCCCGTCACTGGATTGCACGCAGGCTCCGGCTATACCATCACCACCGACATGAACACGGCTGGCGGCGGGGATGCGAACCACATCGTGAACTTCGGGCGCGGCACGTTCGACGTGCATGTTAATTCTTCCTATCTTTATGCCGACTTCGCCCTCAGCGCGGCCACGCAGATGCAGGTCGGCAAGGTCACCATCAACACCACCAGCGGAGCATACACAGACAACGGCATATTCGCTGACTTATCGCTGGGGCTTCCAGTGGGGGCGAACGTTTCCCCGTGGCAGGCCAACCACGCCTACACCAACGGCACCTACGTCAGCTTTCAGGGCAGCTTTCCGGCATGGTCGTCCACTCACGCCTACACGCAGGGAGACATCATCGTCCCCACTACGGGCAATCCCGGTGGGTGCTCGTTCAAGGCCAACAATCCCGGCGGCACCAGCGGGAGCACCCAGCCGACGTGGCCCAACACCTGCGGGTACGGCCCGGTGTCGGGGACGGACGGGACGGTTCACTGGCAGGGGACTTCGACCAACGGCACGTTTGTGTACCAGTTGATCAGCGCGAACTGTACCAGCGGGTCTTCGACTCCAGCTTTTATTCCAGTTGGCACCGGACACCCTGACATGATGAGCCAGGTGACTGACGGCTCCGTGTGCGTGTGGCTCAACGTAGGACCGGACGTCATCATCACCAACAACGGCGCGGTAAGCTGGACGGACTTCTCGTGGCTCTCTCAGGACAACCTGAAGGTCTGCATGGGGATCAGCACCAACAACTACGGCTGGCTGGCCAGCCCGGCAGGCGGCACGAACCTCCAGAACTACAGCGGGGCATCGCAGGGCACGGGAATCTATTCCGTGTGCTACGACGTGACGAACAACCTGTTCCACACGCTGAACACGGCCACGGGCATCCAGAGCACGACGACCTGCATAGGGGGAACCGGGTACGCCTGCTCGGGTGGTTCGTGGAAGATGCTGCCGGACGGCGGCTCCTCGGTAATCACGCCCGCGTCGTGCGGAGGCGGGGGATTCCTCCACGCCGGGAAAGACTCGCTTGGGGCGGACTACGTGCAGCTGCCATTTCAGACCTCCACGAATTGCAACGCCGGAGCACCGGGCACCGTTGTGTGGAGGCCGTTTCAGGCTTTCAACGCCGCTACGTCCGTGCAATTCGTAGCCGCAGGGGTGAATCATGGGGCCATCGGCGAGCGATACTTTGTCAACATCGGCCAGGCCGCAGGCATCAATGGCGGCTTTGCTGGCGGGGCCTACGGTCAGCTCCAGGATCTCTCCAATCCACCAGCGACCCCCAACGTCACCTGGATGATCGACCCGTGCGACTCCCGCCACTACACGCCCGGAATCATATACACCATCGGCCCGTGCGAGTTCGCCGACGCCTATGACCAGCACATCAACCTGACGTACAACCCGAACAACTCAGACTCTGCCCCGGTGTGTGGGGTGTTCATCAACTACGCCACACTGAACCCCAACCCGTTCGCCCCGTATCAGGGAGAGGTTTTCTGCATGAGCGTGACGCCGAACAAGGTGTGGGACGGGAACCCCATCGTGGGGCAGCAAACCTGGCGTCTGGCTCACGGCTTTTGCACCGGCACTAACTCCAACTTCTTCACCCAGTTCTGCTCGGCATCGACGTCCACGGACGGAAGGTTTCTGTTCTGGAGCACGGACAACCTGTGCGGCTTTGGCAACACGCTTGGAACCAACGCGGCGCTGTACCCCGTAGGGGGAACATTGTGCGGCTACAACTGGCAGGCCAGCTTCAACTACAGCACGCTCGGCACGCTCATCAACCCGTTCGGCTCCACCACCGGGTCGGGCACAAACTACGGCGTGTGGAAGATATCGGCAACGGGGATTAGCGCGGCCACCAACCCGTTCCCCGGCTTCGGGGTGATATGCAATTCCAGCACCGCCGGGACGGTCGAGACAGACTCCAACGGCGTCGGCTACACCTGCGTGGGGGCGGCGAACCCGATTGGGGAAGTACTTGTTGTGAGACTTGGATACTGATCCTATGGGAAACTTCTACGTAGACACGATTTCCAGCGATCCGCGGTTTATTTCTACCGAGCGAATCTCGGACGTGGCTATGCTGGAGCCTATAACCGCTTTACGGGTGCAGTCGTTGATTGCTAAGGCCGCTTCCGCCGGTACAGTCTTGGAAGTGTTTGAGACTTACCGCAGCCAGCAGCGGCAGCAAATGCTGTTCGACCAGGGAGCGACTCGGCTACGCAACGTCGGCGTCCATCACTATGGCCTGGCGTGCGACCTCGTGAAAGTCGTCAACGGCCAGCCGTCATGGGCCGGTGACTTCACCTTTCTCGCGCCGCTATGCTATCAGGTCGGGCTGATCTCTGGCAACGACTGGGGATTTCCAGGCGTGAAGCACGGCTTCGTAGACCCGGACCACGTGCAGCGGGTGAAGCTGATAGACCAGCCTGCGCTGTTCGACGGCACGTGGTATCCAGACGACAACTATTTGGGGGTGGTGGCATGAACTGGCACCAGCCGTGGCTGTGGTTGTGGTTCGTACTCGGGGAGTTGACCTACATGTCCATGCGCGCCCACTTCATGGTGCGAGGCCCGCGCCCAGTGGCGACGGACTACGTGGACTTTGTCAAGCGGGCGTGGGGGCCGCTGCTGTTCAGGTTCGGACTGGAGAACGCCGTTTTCGGGATGCTGCTGAACCCCAACATTGCCCCCGCAGTGCTGCACGCTGTTGGCTGGGAGTCGATGGCCACAACGCTGGAGACCATGATCCAGTTTTCCCCAGTTACCTACATGATGGGTCTGTGCGGCGACGTGGCAGCGGACTTCGGCGTGGTTAAGATCCCATTTCTGAAAGACATCTGGCCGCAGATGCCTCCGCCTCTGCCGCAGAAAGCGATAGTCGAGTCCCAGCTGGTGACCCAGACGACCGAGGTCACGCAACTTCAAAGCACTACAACCGTGGTACCAAAGGAGGAAAAGAAATGATCATCTACCTGTCTTTGCTCGTCGCTGTAGTTGGGCTGCTCATGTACGCCCTGTGCGTCAACTCCAAGTTGCAGGAGATCGGCAGGCTGGCTTACGCCTGTGGGCTGCTGGCATTCCTATTGACCAGCGTGCCGAAATTGTTCAGCCTCATCCCGCGTTAGATTTGTATGGGCCAGCTAAAACTTGGCATTCTCAGCGAGAGACTGGCCGCCGCGCGCCAGATCATGGACGAGCGTGACCATCGCTACGAGGAACGGTTCAGAGCGATGGACGAGAAGACCAGCTTGGCCCTGAATGCCAGCGAGAAGGCCGTCACCAAAGCGGAAGTTGCTCAGGAGAAGCGGTTCGACAACACGAACGAGTGGCGCGCGGCGATGCAGGATCGAGATCGGAACCAGATGCCGAGGATCGAAATCGAGAACAGGTTCGCAGCCATGAAGACACAGCAGAACTGGACTATCGGAATCTGTATCACGCTGCTTATCGGAATAGCGAGCCTAGTGCTGGCTCTGTTTCGCCATTAAGAAACAGTCGTGCCGCGAAAGGAAGCTAAGGCGGATCTGCAACAAGAGCTGGAGAAGTTGCGCGGCTGCCTTGAAGACAACCCTCAAGGAGCTTTGTCCGATGCGGTACGAGACAGAATCAAAATCATCATGGAGCAACTGGACGCCTTGCGGAAGGCGCATCCGAAACCCAAACCGTAGACGGGAGCAACCGAGAAGTGGGGAGTGATGGATGGAGCGCACGGTACAGCTGGTAACTGGATACTTGCCGGTCTTACTTTCCTTCTCTTTCGTACTATTAGCCGCGTGGAAGCTTTGGAGAAAACCATTCAGGAGTTGGTTGAGGAACTTAAGGTACGAAAGGGCGGCCCGAAAGTGGGGTCGTAGCGGGGCGAGCACCTATGCCCCCATCTGGTTCATGATGGCGATCTGCGCGCCGCTGCTAGTCTACGGACTGACGCATACTCCGAAACCGCAGTATCCAGTAGAGATCCACCACAACGTGTATATCTGGAGCCGGGTCAACGGGGAACCGCAGCAGTGGTGGGTAAGCAGCGACGAGGACGCGCGCAATGCCATACCGTTCTCCATGTGGAACTGCTGCCCGGACTTTGACTGTTCCACTGTGATGTGGGCCGGATACGTGGACGAGACGGCCAAGTGGGAAGACCGAGGGACATGCAAGAGCATTTACGCAAGTGGGTTGGGATTCTTCAACGCAAAGGAGATACAATGAGCGGGCCTCCGAACAAATGGACGAAATTCCAAACTTCCACGACCTCCGACTCTAATGCCCAAACCAGCCAGTACGTGCTGGACGCACTCAATGCGCTGGCTACCAACGCTGGCTACCTGACATCAGCGACTTTCGCGCTTACCTGTAGCGACGGGACCTTCGTGTTTGTCAGTTACTACGATTAAGCAAAAAGAAAAAGGCCAATAGCTTAGATGCCGTGGGCCTTCTTGTCTTCCTTCCCTGATAGGGGCATAGCCGCGATTGCTCCCATGACGAGGTCTGCCGTGTCATCACATCCTTCGTGATAGCTGCAACGATGTAAGCGGCCACGCACTTCACAACTCTTGCAGCCGTCTGGGGCTTTCTCGATGTGATAACTGTCGGCAACCTTCGCGGCCTCTCTGATCGCGGACTCTCTCCCGGCACGGTAGCCAGCGTCGTAGGCGCTTTTAGTATCGGTCAGCACTAAATACTGACAGCCGTGCTCGTGGCATACTTCCGAAATGTACTTGTGATCCGTTACCGTCTTCATAATCATTGGAGGCTGGTCGCTCGTCCCCACCTCTTGCGCCTGATTCAGCACCGACTCGTAGCACTCGTGCGGGCCGCTTACGGGTTGATGACACTTGGGGCAGTCGGGAGTCTCTTGCGGGGCTTTGGCCTCAGAGGGTTCTGGCATCGGTTACTCCTTCCTCGATTAGCGGTGTCGTGAACCGCGTGTCAGTTGTCGCCTAAAGCCGCCGACCGTTTGTAGCGCAAAATGCGGCGAAGGTAATCTTCAAACTGATTCACGTAGCCCTTTCCGCCGATGTCAAGGGCGTCCACGATGTTGCCTAAAAGTAGCAACAATTCCTCTCGGCTCTTGATGGACAACGAGGCTTTGAATGCCGCGTTGTCGCTTCGTAGAAGTGCGGTGAGTTCGTCTGTGTTCATCTTCTGTACGGTTTTCATGGTTTCTCCTTCCTTCCTGATGGCGGTTCCAATCCAGTTTATGAACCTAATTTTAACGGCACGCCGAGGAGTTCTGCCTATCTCGTTCACTTTGGCTCCTTGCTCTCAGATGGAAGCGAGCGAGAGTCGCTCGGTGCGGCCTCTTGGGATGCTGAATATCGTTGTAAGATAACGTCGGCATCATTTGAGGAATGCGCTCTTAAAACTATTTCTAGATCGTGTGCCAAACTATCCTGCGGAGATGCTTCACTTCCCGCCAACAATGAGTCGTGATCCGGCCCTATCAAGAGATCGGGATCGCCATTCGCGTAACGAATCACCTGCCGCCACGTATCATCCAAAGAACGTCGATGGATATTGACTAACGGGCGGTTGCCAACTTCAGCCCGCCAACGTTCTACTGCCCACAAGAGCAAGTCAAGGCGTGCGGCCTCCTGGAATGCGTAGTCCTTCGAGAATAGCTCTGGCGGCTCTGCGGTAGAGGGCGGCGCTGGAGCTTGGGCATACGCCAATGTACGCCTATGAAAGCAGTGCAAGTGATCAACTGTGTCCTTCTGGTGCTGGTCTGCAACTGTCTCATCTGTCGTGGCAAACGAACAGTCCATGCAGGCCCAGACATACTTTGGCGCTGGCGGGGGAACCTTGGGTGCGGTCATCGCGGCCTCCGTTTCTTCTTTTTCTTGCATATGTTGTGACGATGTAAAAACGCCGTCGAACCTCCCGAGTCGTACTGTTTGCCGCAACGTTTACAGCGAACAATTGGGCCTACAGCCATAGCCTTTCTCCTTCGTTACGGGATGCGGTGGGTCACGATCTGTCCTGCGGTTCTACGTTTGTTGAGCCACATCGAGTACATCTATCTTCAAGTAGCGAGTTTTGGAGATATTCTGCGTTGCAGTCGTTGCACTCAAAGTAGTATTGCTGAGGCGCAGACACGCATTCTATCGGTACGACATTCGTCCGTTTCCCCTGCGTCTTAGTCATGGGCGATCTCCTAGCGATCATCAAATTCCATCTGCATTTCTTCGATGCGCGTTTTGAGGCCCAAACTCCTATAGTGCTCCTCAGCGCGGCCCACGGTAGACTCAAACAAGAACGGGAAGCCGTTGGAGTAGCCCGGGCCAACCATTTGCCACTTCCCAGATTTTCCCTTCACGAATAATTTGTACACCGTTTTTTGGCTCATGGCTTCACCCTCTTGGGTCGCGATGCTGAGGAGGTCATCGCAGCCATCCGTCGTAGGTAATAATCTGCAAGAACCAACGCAATGCCAGCACGAAGATTACCGCACCGACGATGTAGTTATACCAATGCATTCTTTCCTTCCTCCATTTGCGGCAAGGGCCGCTGACCCATTAATGCAAAAGCCGCAACCCTAGGCCGACAATATAGAGCACCATTGCCAAAGCAAGCAGTACTAGAGGCATCCTGCTTTTCATGTTATCTCTTCCTCCACGTCAGGCGTGGCAACCGGATCGGAAGCCAGCGCCGCATCATTAATCGCATCCCACAGTCCACGCTTAAATACATCAGCCTTTCTTCTCCGCTAGCTCCCTGTAACACCTTCCGCACCGACGCCGATTGATAAGCAATTCCTTGATAATTTCTGCTATTTCTTTGGCTGTCAATGGCGCTTGGCCCCGGCTGTCAGGTTGGTTAGTCGGCATTGGCGATCTCCGTTTCTGCGATTTGTCGAATCTTACGCCATTCTTTCCGCCAGTCCCCATGAACATGATGGCAAGAGTGCGATGGGTCAAGCGAATGCACGATGCGGTAAATCCGGCTCAGCCTCTCGTATGCTTCTCGTTCATATTTTGTTGGAGACGCGCCATCGCCGAGGACGTGCATCCCAATGTCTTCGAGGAAGTCGTCGCCAGCAATCCGCTCAATCGAGCGAAGCAACACTTTTACTTTCGTCCGCCGTTTCGGGCGTCTCTTGTCTGGTGAGTCTTGATGGTCAATCATCCCTTGTCTCCAATCCGGGCGCGGAGTTTCGCGGCCAACGAATGCGCCTCAAACGAATGCAGTGCGTCAACCTCCTCCGCAATCTCCCTTATCGCGGCGTTTATCTATGCTCCTCTCTTGCGGTTTCAAACTCTAGGAGTGCGGCGCCGACGAACCAGACTTCATTCCGCGAAGCGCGTCCGCCCACGTTTACATCCGATCATTGCCAACCCAGCACTCCCTCTTTGCCGCGTCACTAGGACGGCGGCAACCTACTTCTTGACGCCGAACGTTCCCAGCCTGACGAACAGCCCGTTGATGTGCACCTTCCTGAGCGTGACGCTTCGCGGCATGGTCTTGTTGGCCGCGTCCACCTTCTTGTTGTATTCCGCCGTCCACGCCTTGATGTCGAACTGCGGCTGAGCGTAACGGGTGAACTTCAGGGCGCCGGCTGGTACCGCCGCGCTCGGGAACAGCGTCTCCGCTGCGGCAAACAACAACTGCGCCGCTCCCAACAGCCCCTCGATGTTCTTCTGCTCCAGCGGGTTCAGGAGCCTAACGGCGTCCAGGATGTTTGCGGCATTGGACTCGAACGTCGTGATGGCCTGGCTCAGCGCCTGAAGGACGGACGGCGGGACTGCCCCCTGGCTCAGCGCCGTATAGTAGTTGATTAGCGCCTCGTCAAGGATTCCCGCAGAAGAGGTGACGGCCGTGACCCCGCCGACGCACACCGGAGCAGCTGGCAAGAACGCACACACGGCGTCGGCTATGTTCGTCACCGCCGGGAGGAAGACCTTGATGTCCGTGACGACTTGTAATTTCTGGGCCGTGGTGCAGCCTGTTTCAGCAACCGGAACAACCGCGGCACAGCAGCACAGCAGCGCGATGACCGAGTGCTGCCACAGCAGGGTCTTGATTCGCTTCATTGTGTTTTCTCCTGAAATTGATTTAACAACTGTAACGCCTTACGATACTGCCCCAGCACCAGCTGCAGGCAAATGGCTGTTTCCTGCTCAGTTAAATTATACGCTAACTGCAGCTTTTCAACACCGGTTTCTTTGAGTTGATAATTGATGTGCTGATCCGCGTACAAGGCAATCAGCTTTTCAATGTAGTGCTGGGCCTTTGCCAGCGCCGCCGTGCCATCCTTCTTGCGCCAGCGGCAGATGTACTTGGTAGCACAGCCAATCAGGTAACCGGGGCCAAAGTTCTCGGCAACCCAGTCCCAGTGCTGAAAATCTCCTCCTCCGTAGTGCGTACCTCCTACCTGCCGAGAGTTAACACTGCTCTCTTCCAAGAGGCCCTCCTTCTAACAGCCGATTTAATTCCCAGTGCCAGTCCATCTGGCCCACCATGGCATCCATCGGGTGAAACGCTTTATAGGTCGCTACAGACGCCGTACGGCACACCTGGATCATGTACACCGCGTTCAGCACTTCGTCCAGGCGTGCGAAGTCTTTCACGCCGTCACCGCCTTTCGCGCTTCGCGGCGCGCAACCCACTGACTCACGGCCAGCCGCCAATCCTCGGCTGCGATACACTGCCACATTGTGCGATCTTTCCAGGCGCGTAGCATGGGCAGTGCCACTTCCCAGAAGAACGGTTCCCGAAAATCTGCTAACTGTCCGGCGCAAAACTTTTCTGCATCTTCCAGCCACATCCAGGCATCGTGATTTACTAGCCGAAAGATACGTGGAGGAATTGCCCGCGTGTAAGCGTTAGCATGATAGGAGTCGTCTGAAAGCTCATTCAATCGTTTCGGATTCACCACGTCCGTATACAGATGCAGGTTGTTGGACATCTGCCGGTACACGCCCACCGGAACCCCCACAGCAAACGCCACCCACTCCTGCAGCACGGAAAAGTGCACTGCGTTGGCTCCGTAAGCTCCCCAAAAAAGATCATTCGATCTACAGCACACCGTCATGTTCAGCGCACCGCTACGGCGATCGAAGTAAATATGTGTATTGCAGGGGGCGTCCTTGGTGCCCTGACGCAACCGGCGTAGGTCGCCTGCGTGGGTGGAACCTTCCAGCGCGATCGTGCCGCCGTCCCACATAGCGAGCACCGCGCGCCGCGTGTCTGGGTTGGTCCGGAGTTCGTCCACCAGCGGACGCAGCTGGTCGTAACCAAAAAACTTGCGCCAGCGAAAGCCATAAGCTCCGGGCTGCGTTTTGCCGTCGTCACTGTAGGAGCCGAACCGTTTGTTGAACTGTTGCGGAAAAACAACGTCGTTGCGGCCTGCCAGCATCCAGATGGATTCCATCAGATGAAAAAACGGATTCGCATCCCGCAACGGCGAAAACAGCACGCGCTCCCGGGGGTGCGAGTACACGGTGGTAACAGGTTCCTTGAATACCAGCACTGGGCCGTTGCGGGAGGTTTCGCTAGTACTGTTGTCTTTGATCAGGCTCAGTGCCCGAGCTAGCGCATCGTTGACATTACGGCAAAAAATTTCCATAAAGTTATGCTCTCTTCCTCCTGTGGAATAAACTTCCACCAGGTTGCCACTGCTGCGAAGTTTTTTGAGATTTACGCTGTTTTTCGCTAGGTCGTTCGTGCGCGGCGTACATTTTTGCTAGTCTAAGTTTTCTAAGCTTGGGATTTTTCCAACGGTTACGCAGTAATTCCGATTGTCGAGCTTTAAATTTTGGTGAAGAAAAATTTTGAATTGCTCGTTCTGAAAATTTACGATCTTTGGATGAAGTTGAAAGTGGTTGGTAGTTGTAAAGTTTGCCTTTTGGCCACCAATGATCAATGGCTTTCTGTTCGGCTTCAAATGATGCCTTTCTTGTTTTACAGAATTCAATTAAAATAAAATCGAATTGACTATCTCCAAATTTGTTCCAGTCAGCTTGTAAATTTAAATTCCAATGCACGCCTCGCTTCAATAAAAATAAATGCTCCCGAAACCTTTTTCTTATATTGGGGGCGCTCCCAATATAGCGTCTTCCATTTTTCTTGCAAACGATGGCGTAAGAACCCGTAACAGATAGCGGGTGCGGCGGGCGTCCTATTCTAGTCTTCACGCTGCTCCTTTGAACTTTTGTTTGGGACGCCCGTGGCCCAGACGCATTTTCTCATGCTTCGCGTACTCGCATAAAAACCCTTGCGTGTCCTGCATATGAGCACGTGGCATCTTTGCTTTTTTGAACATGGGTGCTAACCATTTATCCAGCTCTAACAGTAGTTTATACCACTCCGCTTCTCGCGTCACGGACTTCGACTTGCTTCCATCAGTGGAAAGCAGGTACCCCATCCCCAACCTTGACCCCGGCCCCGACGCGGCCCATGTCCACCAGTCCAGCATGCGCTTAGGCCCCCACGACGGCAAGTACTTTAATTCCGCGATAAGCTGAGCGGCCATGAACGTGCCAAAACCATACTGCGCCCGAACCACTTCGTACAGCTCCGCCAGACTCTTACAAGCATACAGCTCCTCGGTGATGCGTTTGCGGTTCACCCACAACAGATGCAGCCGGTCGTTCACCACGGACTGAATCTTAGGGCCGATGGAATTCAGAAAGTAAGCACCCCCAAAGATCTGGCGGGACTGGCCTGCGTCGATCTTGTAGCTGCTCCCAAAGACCTGAGAGTTTTCGCCCGGAAACAGATTCAGCGTTGCGGGCGATACACGTTTCAGCCAGCGTTCGCCCTGCCCCGTTCGGATATCATCTAGGATCTTCACCACGCGGGCACGGTTCCACGGCACCGGGTAGCCAATGGCTTCCAGCGTGGGAGGCCAGTTGATGTATCGGGCCACCGCCATGGCGAACCAGCACAGGCGGTCGTTCTTGTGCGGTTCCCGCCAGTGCTTGCGGAGCCAGATGGTGGTCTTGTCCCATTCGCGATAATTTTCGGTGAAGCGGTAGTCACGCAGAATGGGGTTTTTTGTCCAGGGCTTGGGCTGCCCACTGTAACGGCGCTCGTGTATTCGGTGCCGTTCCTGCAGGAACTTAAACAGATCACGTACGCGATTGGCCGGAATCTTCACTTGGCAATCTCCTTCAACAGCTGTTTCAACGGATCTTTGTCCCAGTGCAGGGTCACCACGCGGCGACCCATGGCCGCGATGCGTTCCTGCGTCCGGACGATCGTCACATGCCGTGTGCGTGTGTTGGTTTCGTTCAGCGGCTTGGTGTTGCCAGCCGCCTTGCGTCGCATGCGGATGTGCTTGAGACACTGCTTCAGGGGTGTGTCCAGGAAAGCAAAAATCCAGCGGTCGCCGAACTGTTCGGAATACTTGCCCACGGTGCCGTACATGCCGCTCATTAGCAGGCCTTCAAGGAACACATTCATCTTATTGCGCGTGTAGTACTCCACACGCCGCACGATTTCCGCCTGCGTAGGAATGCTATCACAGCCTCCACACGCGGTGGCATACTTACCCAGCAGCGCCCAGCTCTGACCAGCATAGTGAAACAGCTGGTCAGGTTCGTCGGAATACACCTCGGGGCCTCCGATAGCCAGTGCCCAAAAAGCCCGCGCCAGGGTGGTCTTACCGCTGCCGGAATTGCCTCGAATGTTCACAATGATATGTTTCATAGAATTTTCTCCAACACGCGCGCCACGATCACGGGGGCATGACGAATTCCCGATGACCACTGGGGCCGGATGCACCACTGGCCCTTGATCCTTTTCAACAGCAGTGTGTCCTCAGGTGCTGCCACCGGACGCCAGCCCTGGGTGCGTTCGCCGCAGGCTTTCACTTTAAGATCCGTGTACCGGCCCACATGCTCCAGCCAGTGTACAAATTTGGGTTCAATCTCGAGCTGTCGGGGCACGTGCTGACTGATGAGTGAAGATCCTGCGTAGTGCCACCCCGGTTCCATGGGAACGGGGTAAGCATAAGCCAGCTTGAACCGGCCCACGCGCATGTAAAAACAATAATTCGACAAACGATGCTGCGGAACGTAATCTAACTGCACCTTGACGTTCCAACCCCACAGATAACGATCGAGCCGTGCTCCGAAACCGTGGGAAACAATCACCACGCTGCCTGCCGGGGCCTTGACACACCGCGCGCCCTCGAACTCAATACGCACACGCCGCACAAGGCACTGGGCGTTCAAATGAAAACTCTGTTGGCTAGCAATACCCCAAGGCCCGATGCGCTCGAATTTGTATTTACCACCGTGGGGCGGACGCTTGCTCAGAAAACAATACGTGGCGGATTCCAGCTCTGGCATTGCACCAAAGTAGTGATCTCGCCACATGGCCCAGTTCTGGTGATCATAATCGTCGCCACTGGGGTAGATGCAACCCGTGCTGGCCTGCCAGGCATTGACGGCGCTTTCGTTATCGTCCCACGTGAACGCCTGACCCTGCTGGCTGAGCTTCAGCGCCAGCAGGGAGCCAATGATGCCCATACCCTGGATGTGGAGTTTCATCTCACCTCCGGAGGCATGGCTTTGAACAGCTTGTTGGATGTGCTGTACTGAACTTCCGCCAAAGCGTGCCGAACTTCCTTAATATCTTTTCCCACCCAGTAGCGGCCATTGATGTAGGATTTAAATTTGCACATCACACTTTCGATCTCCATCACGCCGCAACATCGACCACCGGGGGGTGCTACAAAGTTCCCTAAATAGTTTCGCAAAAGCCGAATTGCGGTTGGCAGATCCTTATGAATCAACGCAGCTCCAGCTAAAGGTTCCCTATAAAAGAACTTTTCTGCACCCCGTGGATCGATTCTGTATTCCAGCACCCGCTCAGCTAGATCACAAAGTTTAAAAGCAGCCCAAGGCCCCATGCCGGTGGTTTCCAGAATCCGTTTGTAGCAATCATGAAACGTAGCACCGTCTTCAAACCAATATTCAATCACAGCTTCTGGCGTGTCGCCCAGCATCAGGCAAGACCACGATTTTTCCGCTGCTTCTCCCCTCCAGTGCCGCCGCTCCGTGCCTCGGGGCCACTTACCATCTACGGGGCCATGGACGTTGTCTGCTGCCAGCCGGAGCTGGTGCCAGAATTTGTCACCCTTGAATTCCGAAAGGTAGGCGGCGCAACCCAGATGATACAGACAGGCGTAAGCCAGCACCAGCCGAGCGCGCTGGTTCCAGGGCAGCCGTGCCCCAGCGATGACGATGTACACCGGATCAAGATCGCCGGTGATGATGAGCTGACGTCCGAACTCACACGCTTGTTTTAGATAGTTCATTTTGGCGACCACGCAAAAATAAGTTGATCAAAGCGCGGGCGGAACGTTTCCGCTCCGCTGGCAATCGCCTTGTCGTAGGCCGATGGGTATAGCACGTGCTCAAAGCGCCGTTTGAGCTGGTTCAGCCGAGCCTTGAGGTGCTGAACGCTTGAGTCCCGCGAAGTGTGATACTCCATCACTAGCTTTTTCGTACGCGGCAGGAGCCACGCGTCCAGGATGGGGCCTTCCGCACCTTCGATGTCCATCTTGATTCCGGAAAACTCGCCACCCCCGGTGCTGTGTGCTGAGAGCTTTGCTAAATCGCCGGCAAAAAAGTTCGCCACCGGGGGCAGCTCCACGTAGCCCTGCACATCCAACGTGGTGCCTCGATAGTGATTCAAAGGGTTGGCGCTCTTGACGAAGCGCAGCGTGGGTTCCTTCGACGCCGTCACCGCCTGCTGAAAGCACGTAAAGCCCAGGCCCGCGTTTTTGGTCAGCACCCGAAAACATCCTGGCTCCGGTTCAAAGCACACGGCGGTTGCGGCTCGCGATCGGCAGTACACCGCGAAGGCCCCGATGTTGGCTCCCAGATCCAGCCACCGCTCCCCCGGTTCCACATCGAAGCCAGATCGCACGCGGCGGTAAGCCCTTCGCACCAGCACTTCGTCAATGGCCTGTTTGTCAGATTCCGTCTCTGGCCGGTACCAGATTTTGGTGTCGCCTATTTTAAGGAGCTTCATTTCAGTAGCCCCTTCGGACTATAGTAACCTCCCGAATAAACGTAAGGCTTGGGCGGACGAATTTTATTTTTCGCCCACTTTGCCAGTTCTATAACTTCGCTGATCAGCACCGCAAAAGAAACGGGTAAGCCAAAGCCAATCAACAGCCCCAGAAGAATGTAGTCGCACATAGAATCCTTTCCAACATGCTTGAACCCCGCGCACTGGCGGGGTTCAGCGGTTCAACCTTCGTGGAGAAACGTTTAGGCGGCGGTCACGGTGAGGTAGCCACCCTTGGTCAGGCGCGCGCGGTAAAAGCTCCAGATGACGCCCAGCGGCTGCTTGGTTTCGATCTTGCCTTCCATACGCTTTTTGAGTTCCGCGATGGTCAGCTTGCCAGCCTTCTTCACGATTTCCAGAATCCCAAGCGCCTGAGCAGGCAGAGCCTTTTCGTCAGCCATCTTCTTGAAGGCCACAATGGTGTTGGCTCCACGGGTGGACGTGCTGCTCTTGGCGGAGGCGGCAGCTTTGGCGCTCTTGGTGGGCTTTGCATTTTTCTGTTTTGCCATGGTCATAAGCTCTTTGTCGTTCAGAATCGTATTGAGATATTTCTTACTGCGCTCGCTTACTATTATACTACTTGTTAAAGGTTTAGCAAGTATTTTCGCAGCATCCTGAATGCTGGCTTCCGGGATGGGCTTGAGGCCCCGGCTGCGAATCGTCGTGGTGTCCATTTCCACCACCTCAATCGCCGGGCCAGTGTGGACAATGAAGCGCGCGCCCTGGGTTGTCATTTCCACCCGCAGGTAGGCCACACCCTGTGCGTCTACCATGACAAGGTAGGGGCGACCGTCCAGCCCGTTTTCCTGGGCTAGCTGGGTGGCCGTCATGGCCCGTTCCATCTTCGTACCTTTGCGGGCCGGAAGGGTGGATTTCAGCGCCTGGGTGCCCACCCGGCGCTGGGCTTGCGCAGCACGTTCTCGCACTAACTTTGATCGTGTCATTTTGTCCTCGCAGTGGTCTAGTTGACCACGCACGGAGCCTGCGCCAGCAGGCCCCTAGCGTCGGCACCTAGCAGTCGCGCGCACCCTGCGAGGAGCAGCGCACGGATGGGGGTGGTGCCGAAAGGTCAGAATGCCACAGGCGTGTTCCCGCCCAGAAAAAGAACCACCAGAAGGCCATGCCCAGCACCAGTGCCAGCAGCGGCCCCAGCCAGCGCCACATGGTTCGTGGGCGTGGTGCTGCTTCCTCGGCATCTTCCACGCCGAACCACGTGTACCGGTCACGGCGCTCGGGGTTAGGTTTGGTTTCGATTCCCATCTTACGAAAGTAGTGAAGGTCGATCATAGCTCGGGTTCCTTTCCGTTTTCGATTTTGCAATCATCGCAGGCGGCGGCGGGGAAAGATTCCCCCGTCAGCCGCCAGCTTTCCAGCACGCGCCGAGTGTCTAGGTGGCGATCACACAACACAAGGGAGCCGTTGTGGGACACAGCCCGGTAAGCTAGCGGCCCCATGGGCTTCACCGCGCGGAGCGGCAGCTGCACCCCGTGAAGTTTCGTGTCCGCCAGCGTGGTTAGGTCTTTGATCAACGTACCGCTACAATCCGCAGGACGATACATAACGCATTCTATGTCGCCGTTGTCGTAATATCGAGTACTGCAATTCGGATCACCAAACATACACGCGGTCTTAGCAACTAACTTTCTCGTCATCACATCCTCCCTGCGCAGTCCGGCCCGATACCGGCAGCAATGGACTCCGGCACTGTGAGCTTGCGCCCGCAGCGCCCACAGCGTCCTTCGTGCCAGATCTCAGTCTGCGGTGGCATCACGGGGGTGGAGTAACCCAGGTGTCGCCACACCCACGTGAATGCTGCGAAGGGCTTGCCCTTTTCCTGCGCCCCAGTGGCCCGCGTGGCCTTGAACTGGTTTTCGCGTATCATGCCCAGGTAGGTGTAGTCGCCGGTGTTGTCCGGCCCCGTGAGCAGGGACACGAAGTACGTGGGGTATTTCCAGCACTGGCAGTCTTTCTTGCCCACAGCGGGAGCAATCCGCCGGCTCACACGGTAGGTGTAGCGCGTGCCCGTCTTCATCGATCGAACCGTGAAGTAAGCGTTACCGGCCAGGATGAAGCCCCGCGCGATCGTAACGTCAGACAGGTGCGCCGGGCCAATGCCTTCCAGCGGCTGCTGGAGCGGGGTGGGGCTGCCCGCCGTGGGCAGTTCCGAGTTTACGGCGGCGGGCAGCGGTTGGGCGGGAGGAACTTCGTAGGGGTTAGTGCGAAGATTGTCGGTTGCCGTGTTAGGAACGTCCCCCGCCACGTGGTTGACCGTCCGGGCGGAAACGGGGCGAGCTTCTTCCACCACGGAGTGGTTGCGCTTTTTGGTGCTGAACTTCTTAGCCTTTTGCGCCGTGGTCAAGGCCTCGTGACGGCGGTTAGCGGCTTCAATGTCGGCCTGGGTGCAGGCATAGCAGTCTACGCCGGAACAGTCGTGCCCGGTGATCGGAGTTCCCATCATGGTGGTATTAGCAGTTGTCATCGCGCACCGCCTATGGGATTCCGACCAAGGATTTCCGTGCGCCACTCCGGGCCGGTAACCGTAACCGTGTTGTACTTGTTGTACAGTTTTGCCTGATAGCGCTCGGCGGCCTTCAGGCCCTGCTCTGTGCGCGTGTCGAATGTTTTGGATTCAGCCTTTTTCATTTTGTCCTCGCAGTGAATTGAATCAACCACGCTCTCATTATCCTCTTAATCCTGAATTTCACAAGGCTTATA